CCACACAGAGTCCCGCACAGAGTTCTCCACAGAGTCCCCCACAGAGTACCACACAGAGCCCCACACAGAGTCCCGCACAGAGCCCCACACAGAGTCCCGCACAGAGTCCCACTTTTTAAGGTTTGCTATATCTTTTTTCGTAGGCTTACTTGGCTTGGAAGCTAAGGGATTAACTGGCACTAAAGCCCTATTTAAATCATAGCCAAGTTTCTTGCTTTCCTTTTTAAGCAACGGCTCTAATTCTTTTAGCGAGATTTTTCTAATCAATTTTAAGTATTCAAATCTCTGTTTAAATTGGTCTATAACAACCTCTTTACCCCTCACCTCACACTCATAAACTTGCTTGCCACTAGACAGATTAGAATACAATATACCCTCTAAATCAGTGGCATACAGCCCGTTAGAACAACCATTGTTTTCACACATATCAATCTCTGGACAATGGTATTCTTTGCCTAGCTTATACTTGAAGTTTTGAAACGGGCTAGTCTTGTCTTTGTTTAATACTTTATATTTTTTCATTTTGCACTCCTGTAAGGGTGGCAGTTACAACTTCTCTTAACCATAGTCTTGTAAGCGTTTAACTCCTTACTTAGTTCTTCCTTCTCTATCCCTGTACCGATAACGACCAGTAATAACACCAGTATCAATGCTCCCATAGTAAAGATAGTTCTGTCCATTACTTCCCACCTCCTACTTTTAGTTTTTTGTACTCCCCAAAGTGTTGACCTTCGTTATCTGTAAGGTTTCCCCCCTCTTGAAACAGCAGGTCAATACACTTATCTATAAACTCAGACATCTCGGCAACTGTTAAGTCTTTTGTGTCTTTAACATAGTACGTTCCTGGAGCGACTTCTGTTTTTAGGAAGTGGTCTTTAAGAACACCTTTCTGTTCTTCTTCTGAATAACCAGATAGTCTTATCCATGCGTCAATAAGTGGTCCATGAAAAAAACTGTTCTGTTGTGCTGTCCTTGATGTAGATACTGGTACTATACTAACCCAAAAACTAGGCTTAATATGGTTTTGTATATAGTAGCGTATGTCTTTTAGCTTTTCTTCAATAGTATTTTTATGCACAAATAGTTCTTTCTTTCTCATCTACATAAACCTCTCAGTCCAGTTTACATTACCACTATCTATGTTCCATTTTATTATTGGATAGTAATACTTAACTTCACCGTTATATGTCCTTACATCCCTATAGTTTTTAATTTCTTCTTTTGTTGCGGATATTATCGTACCTAGATGCACTAGGTTAATAACTATTTTTTCAGCTTTTTCTAATTCACTTGCTCTGATAGATATGCTTTTTGTTTTCTTGAACAAGAAATTGTTATCAACTTCTTTTTTAAAATAAACGCCATTTTTAACAATAGGTTTGTGTTTCATTTTCCTTCTACTCCATAAAGTATTTTAACAGGATAGAGATAAGCCCTTATAGCTTTTTTTACTTCGTCATTGTTTAGTTTATTACTAGCCCAATCTAAATAAGGGTGGTCAATCTTGTTGATTTCAAAAAGAGCCTGACCCTTATACTTACCAAATGGCATAACATACTTTGCAGGGTGACTATCGCCTTCTGAATAATCTGTACGCAATATCCCCTCACAGTCATCACAGATATACCTGGTGGTCCTATACCCGTCTTGATAGAAGGTTTCTATAACTCTACATAGATTTGTTTCGCAGTTCATAGTCCCTCGGCATACTTGGCAAGGTCTTCCATACCAGTACCATTACCATAGTATATATTAAACAATTCCTGTGTATAATTAGGACCATACATCTTTTTCATTCGGTATCTGTAGTACCACAATGCAGGTAGGATTGGACATTTAAACGCCTCACACCTATCAAAAATCCACAATAATAGCTTACCGCTTGTTGCCCCTTTACTTTTATGTGACTCTATGATTATGGTCAAATAAAGGTGAATTAAGCCTATAAAGCCAAATATGGTTAAAAACGACACGATTGTCCATCTAGGACCAGAACAAAGTGTAAATATCATCATCTGGTATGGCTGTCTAAAGCATGATAGCCATTCCCTAAATGACACTGGCTTTCTATTGGCATAATGACAGAAATGGGTGAGACCATATATCAATATGTCCTCAGCATAATTAGGAAATGAACACGCTATTGCTATGTAATTATCATGTTGTTCTAGCTCGTCACTTATCGGTAGTAATGGGTAACGCCTAAACAACCCTGCTACTATCTTTTTGTTTTTTATTGCCTGTAGTGTATAGATTGCACTACTGTGTGCTATTAAGTCTTTTTCGGTTATGTCGTTTAGAATAGTACTCAAAAGCCTAAACTGTGTGGTGCTGATAATTCTGTTCTCAGTGGGATGTGGTAGCAAGTTGAACCTATCCATTGATTTGATTAGTTTTTCTTTTAACTCTGATTTAGTCATTTTCCCCCCCCGAGTTCTTAATGCTTGTTTCATAAGCGTCTAGTCCGTCAATAATCATATTGCAATATTCATCGGCTTGACTTCGTGTCTGACATAAGTAAGGCTCTCTGTTAGGATAGGTATTACAATCACTATCGTAAGAACTACAACCCATCTTGTTAACAACTACAATATTATAACCCCATTCATCAAGTTCTTTAGGATAGACTTTCTTAATATCAGCTAGTGTGCCATTAAATACTTCCATTATCAAAGTCCTCCGCTCTAAACTCTTGCATAAAATCAGGGGTGTCCACAGCTTCTAACTCCATGCCATTCTTTTTAAACCTAAATAATTTAAAACCTGTGTTATAACTATTAGTCCTATTGTTATACATAACCAAAGCGACATATTTTGTTACAGACCCTAACTTTCTAAACTTTGGTATTCTAAACAGTGTAGGAGCTTCGTGAGCCAACGGCATATCTTTAACATCTATGGTTGCGTTGAGTGCTTGACACAATCCCTCGTGTGTTATCGGGGCTAGTGTTATAACCTGTGTGGCTTCTTTGGAAATCTCACTACTACCGTACAAATCCTCAAACCCTGGTACAAGCTCTTGGGTCTTTCTATCTGACTTTCTAAAGTGTGCAATACAGGCTATTGGCTTTTTGATTAGGATATTTATATCCCTTAACCGCTTAACTATTTTTTTAAGTTCTTGCGTTTCCCTGTCAGTATTCATATCAAAATGGTGGACATGGTCTAATAGGATTAGGTCTGCATATTCTTTTACACTGCCAACCTGCTCCTCAAAACTATCTACTGTGAAATTGTCCTCTCGGTATAGAATATTTACGTTTTGCATTACCTTGTTACAGTTTGCACCAGCTTGTTTGATATAATCCCTTAATGTACCATCATAATTACCATCACTAAAATCTCGGTAGTTAATAGGAATATAATTCTTGCCAGTATAATATATCTTAGCAAACTCACGATATAACAACCTGCTTTCAATCTCACCCCTGTCTGCTTCAAGTGCAAAGTAATATACCTGCTTACCTAGCTTAGATACATTCTGTGCAAGCATAGCAGCAAACTCTGTCTTTCCAGCACCACTCCTAGCACCTATAAATATCAAGTCCGTTGGTCTAATGCCTGTCAAAGACCTGTTCAGGAACTCAACAGGATAAGGTATAATATTACCCCTGTTCATAGCTCTATATTCTGTACTTGCTTGTGAGTTAAAACTATTCCACATCTTTTAAGCCCCCCCATACGTTAATTTCTTGTTTTTTATTTATAGTTATCCAATCATGCCAATTATTAAACCATGTTGACCCATTCTGGATATATTTATCTTCCGTACCATTTTTGCGTAAACTGTCTGTGTAATTAACTAATGCTTTTTCAATTAGGGTAAAGTCATCTAAACTTTTAACAGTAGCAGAGTAGTGTTTAAGCGCAGCTTTCTTTCCTAGCTTCTTAGGATATTTCTCCCATATTAGTTCAAACTTACTAACCAGTTCTGCTGGTATTATATTCTTATCTCTTATCTCTTTACTCTTAACTCTGTGCGACATTGGCGGGACATCACTGGGACTTTGTCCCAAAACACCTTGTTGTTTATTGTTTTCTATTGCCGTTTGTTTCTCTCTATATATTCTTTTTCTAACTGAAGAATGAGTTTCGCTACCAACCATTTCCTTAATCCTGTTTAAGTAAATAGTTCCATCATCACAAACACTTAGAAGATTAAAGTCTTGGAATATTTTAATAGCTTTATCAACTATATCTATATTTGTGCTGGTGATACTTGCTAATGTTTTAGGACTATAAGGGATAGCTTCTGTTAGTTTTAAATAACCATCTTTTTTAGCAGATTTGATATAGAGCTTTAGCAGAAATAAAACATAGTCTTTGCCATTGTCCATACTTTCAATTACCTTAATCGCTTCATCTTCAAAGAAGTCATCTTTAAGCATAATCCAGTAATAAACCTGTTTGTCTTTATCCAAAACAATCACTCCTTTAAAATATAAACAGGGCTAGGCTCATAAAACCCAACCCTGCTATTACAAGACACTGTTGCTAACGGATTAGAAATCCCAGTGTCGTTATAACCAATAATAATACATTTTGTTACCGTTAGCATAAAATAATAATCTCCTAATAAAATAAAACTGTCAACAAAAAATAATTATTTACTCAACTTTCTTTTATGTGACCTTCTTGTTGTAGCTCTCCTCGTTATTCCTGATTTTGTCGTATAGGTTTTAACCTTCGCAACCTTTACGCTAGTATCTACCTTTTTTTTTTCATACTCACCAGCCAGCTCTAAGCCGTCGTTCATCTCGCCTTCTTTCATACGGACAGCGGATAAAACAGGCTCGATTGCTTCGTTGTTATTGCAAACGAATTTATAAATTTCCTGCTCTAATGTTAATGGCGATATATCTAAAACTTCTCTAAGATATTCCTGTAACATACCCCTTGAAAAATTTTCAGGTGTAATCTCTGGTACTGGCTTAGAAAACTGTTTAAAAATATCATCAAATACTTTGTTAAGGTTATTGATTTTAGTTTCTTCATTTTTCATCTTTATCACCTTTTTGATTTATTTTATCTTTAATCTTTACAGTCAGTTCATCTATCCAGTCATTTGCGTGGTCTGTACCACCCATAATTTTAATAGAACACCATAGCGAGAACAGAATATTAGCAGTAATTTGTGACCCAATATGACAATATAACGCTTGTTGTTCGCCTAAATTATTAGCGTGTTTATCTCTGGCAACGACAGCACTCTCCCTAAGTACCTTGTCGGCTTGGTCTGTAATAAAACCGTTTATACTTGTTGGTTTTTTCATTTACGCCCCCAATATTTTATCGATTTTGGCTTCTATTCTATCAAGCTGTTCTTGCATACCTATAGATTGAGCTTTTTTGCTTTCAGGTGCTATAAGATTGTAGTAAGTCTTGCCATCTCTGCCAGTAGTTTTCTCAGTTGTTACTTCTATAGTATCACCAATAACCCAAGCTGAGTTCCAATCATCAGAAAAGCCAGAATACCATTTACCATTTGCATAAACTCCAAGCCTTGTGTATGGCTTGCCTAGTTTATTAACTAGCTCGTTTCCGTCCCTATCTTTATCTGTTCTGTTTAGTTTTTCAATTAGTAATTTTTCTTGCATTATTTAATCTCCCCCTTTTTTTTTCTAGGCTTTACTATTGCAGGAACATAATCAGTCTTGCATAGTTTTGGCTTGCCTTTTATTATCATTGTAACTCTATCAGGATAACAATATTTGTTATAACCACAGTAAGTACAAGGAAAGCTCTGTTCTTCTTTAATGCCCCCGTACTGTTCTAGCTCTCTGTCTGGTAGATTTTCAGGTGTAGAAGCTAAAACTTTCCTAAATCTATTCTCAATTTCAAGCATTATCTTTTCGTCAAATTGGCATACTATCTCAGCGTCGTGTGAAGTCTGTTTTCTATAGTAGTAATACAAAGCCTTATTGATGTTTTTATTGTGTGTTGCATTTATGGCTTTCATCTCGACATGAGCTTGACAAGCGTGTGAATATTCAAACATACCACGCTCAGCCATATTAAAACCTCCGTCAGCCGAAGTTTTGATATTGGCTATCACTTCTTCGCCTTCGTGTTTTGTAATCCCGTCAATGTGAGTTGTTATAGGTTGTTCGGTCTGCGGTAGTATATATTGCCCCTCGAGTTGTCTATCAGTAAGTATATCTTCTCCGTACCGTTCTTTATACTCATCGCAATCTCTATCGACAGCTTCTTCAATTACATCACCATGTTTGAAAACTCTAATGCCACGAGCTTGCATAGGTTCACGTTTAAAGCCATGCCATTGGTACGCCAAAGCCCTTGCACACCTGCCAGCACTTGACGCCCTAAAGACATTATTGTCTTGTTTTTCGCTTCGTTCTTTAGCTATATCGTTGTATAGCTTTAGAAGTTTATCCTTTAGCATTTACACCCCCTTTATTTTCAGGTATCATCTCAAATCTGTCATTTTCTAATTCCATAGCTTTGTTTAGCAACTCGCCTAATTCCCAAACAATCATTTTGTTTTGGCTCTCGAGATTTTTCTTGTAAAGTTCGTAAATATCTGGGTCGATATTCCGAGCTTGTACGATTTTTCCTTTACTTCTTGCCATTTTAATACCCCCGTTTTATTTATGTATATTTTATCATACCATAATAATAATGTTTTTACTAATTTATTTATATTTTATTATTATAATTATATCATTTTTACACCCCTTTTATTTATCTTGTCTTCGCTTGTGATGTAACTACTAATTGAGCATGCCCCCTATTACTGTCAACTTGCTCTACTTCGCATACCTCTGCATACTTTTTAAAGAAAATAGCTACAAAAACATCGTTGTCTTTTTTAAACTTTTTAAGTTCTTTAATTAGTTCTTTTACTTTCATTTAATCACCTCTTTTTTTATTTTTAATATATATTGCTGGAATAGCGAATATCCAGCCTAATCCCATAAAAACCATAGATATAGACCCAAAAACATATTGTATTATTCTCATAAAGCCCCCTAATTAGTTCTAAAACAATGATATAGCTCTCCATTTAGGTCAAATTCATTATCACAACCGTCATAACACGCAAAGTGATGACCGTAGCCGTCCATACTGGAGTATTTGTCTTGTAGTTCGTCAATATGGGGCAATAACATTTTACCTATACCTTCAAATGCTTCTGATTTTTGTAGCGTTTCGATTATCTCTGTATCCATTTCTAAAATGTCAGCTATAAACCAAGCATTAAAACAACCTAGCATATACAAATCATCTTTTAATTCATCTTGCTGTGTCTTGTCTATGCTATCATCAGAGACAAAGCGGTAATTGCCAATCTCAAAATTGTCATTGCCTTGTGCTTCTGTGTAAATTTCTTTTAGTTCGTCTTTTTCAAAGCCAAAATCTTTTAGTTCTTTTAGTTCTTTTCTATTCATAATTTAACCCCTTGCCATTTATAGCTTGGCATAGCTTTATTTAGTATCGTACTTTGAATAATTTGTTACCCTTTTATCAAATCGTTTCATAAAATTGATAGCTTGGTTTTGACTATAATAATACTGTATGTCATTCCTGATATAATCGAGCTTGCAAATCTCAAAATCTAAGTCTTTAAGGCTTTTATACCTATTATTTGTTGATATAAAGACCCTTATGCCTTTATCAAGCGACACAATGGACAGGTTTTTACCCGCCATGTCGTACTCATCAATTTGATATAGGGCATTGTTTATCATAAACAAGTCAAAGCCCCCTTTGATAACTTCACTCAATCCCTTTTTACTTATTTTTCTTAATACTTTCATAATTGCCCCCTTTTTATATAATAATTGTAAAACTTCGTTTGCTGCTATCATTCCATTTTTTAACTTCTGCTGGCATAGCATTGATTACCGCTTGTCTTGACTTGTAAACTTCTGGTCTATAGCTAGTCCAAGTATAATATAGTTGGTTGAAAAATTCGGACAAAAGGCTGGCATAGATTAAGGTGGCAAAACCTCTGAAAGGGCAATAAAAAAGTCTGAATAGGAGGAAAAGATGAGAAAAAAGCACAGTAAAGAATTTAAGGCTCAAGTAGCGTTGGAAGCATTGAAGGAAGAAAAGACAGCTGCCGAGATTGGAGCAATTTACGAGGTACATTCTAACATGGTGAGCGAGTGGAAAAAGCATTTGATAGAATTTGCGGCAGAAGCATTTCAGCGAGGTAAGAGTCAAGAAGAGAAAGATGCATCAAAACTAGAGGAAGTGCTTTATAAGGAAGTTGGCAAACTTAAAATAGAGAATGAGTTTCTAAAAAAAAAGAGCCGACAGATATTCGGGAAGTAAGGGAAAGAGTAAAGATGTTAGAGCCTAAACATAAAGAGATAACGATAAAAAGGCAGTGTGAGCTGTTGAACATTGGTCGTCATCATTACTATCATGTGCCTAGAACTTTGCGAGCAGAGCAGGACAAGATAGACGGTAGCCTTGTTCTTTTGCAACATAGCAAGACACCATTTTACGGTCGCATAAAACTTGCAGATGCATTAACAAAAAAAGGCTATGAACTTGGTGAGGGTCGAGTACGTCGTCTTATGAAGAAATTAAATATAGCGGCACTTTTCCCAAAACCATATTTAAGTAGCCCGAATAAGGCGCATAAGAAGTACCCATACTTGCTCAGTGGTATTACAGCATCATACCCTAATCACGTTTGGGCAACGGATATTACGTATTTAAAGATTCCTGGAGGTCATGTTTATTTGATGGCGATGTTGGATCTTTACAGCAGAAAGGTATTGTCATGGGAAGTATCAAACACGATGGACTCTTTTTTCTGTCATAGAGTCGTAGGCGCAGCGATAAAGAAGTACGGAATACCCTACATACTGAACACAGATCAGGGCAGTCAGTTTACATCAAATGATTTTACGTCCTATGTCTTGTCTCGTAATATAAAGCTCAGCATGGACGGCACAGGCAGGGTCTACGATAACATCTATATAGAGAGACTGTGGAGAACTGTAAAATACGAGGATATTTATCTCAACGATTATCAAACACTTCCAATGCTCAGAGCTGGGATAAACAGATATTTCTATTTCTACAACAACGAGAGGTCACATCAGTCTCTGAAGTACAAGACTCCGGATGAGAAATACTTTGAATGTAAAAATAAAGAAGAAGAAAAGGTAATGGTAGCATGAAGGAGGTTTTACACCTTAACACAATGAAAAATTTGTCTGGACAAGGAACCAACTATATAATGACCTTTATCACCTTGTCGAACAAACATACGCCATTGACCTTTTTTATCTTTACCAGCTTTAAATATTGCCTTTGTAATCATATTAGCCCCCTTTGCATTTTATAGCCTTGCATTGGCTTTATAAACTCTTAGTCCACAAATTAGACAAAACTACATCGCTTTTTATTTCTTGCCACGTCAAGCGATTGACAGCCCTGCAATAAGTTTCATAGCCAGCCTTTTTTAACAGTGATAATCTACTAAGCTCAAGGACAGCCCTTTTTGTACTCCTAGGACAGCCGTTAATTTTAAAGCTATGAGGAGATAATTCTCTTAATAACCTACAAAACTTGATGCCAAAATGCCTTGCAATTCTTAATTCTTTTTTGTTCATATTAGCCCCCTTTTTAATGCCGTTTTTATGGATATACGGCAAAACCAGTTTAGTACCTTATTTTGCTAGTTCTTTATCATCAACATCATCAACTGGCGTAACCTCGCCATTCATAAGACAGCATATTAACGTATGCACTTTTTCAAGAGTATCAGCTGTTTTTGACCCAGTTTTTGCATCGCAAAATGCGTTCCATAAAACATCACTTGTAATGTAATCAAGTTCGATTGTACCCTTGTAATTCGAGCAAGTAACGACGTTAAACTTGTTGTAACATTTTTTCATTGTAGCCCCCTGTGTTATTTTATTTAATTCCATAAAGATACAATAGCACACCAATAAATATATTGTCAACATTTATTTTTATTATTTATTATTTATTTATTTACACTACAAAAGCTAAATAATGCCTACAAAAATAAAGCTCGCCTATATATGAAGGAGCTAGGATAAATGCCTACAATTTAGGGTTGTTAAAATGGCGTGAATGGACCAGTCAATTATAGTAACCTAACAATAACGATAGTTACAAAAGCGGCGAATTGGAATAGTTTTACCTTACCCAGCAATTACCTAATAATAACCATAGTTAAAATCGCGGGGTGTGTTACTTAGATTATTACCATACAAAGCAATTATAATGCTAACGTGGTACTGTCATTTTTAAGTCATACGTGGTACTGTCACTTATAACCGTCCACACACTAACCTAGGGGCAATTGCCTAGTAAACAACCTTTTAAAGCATTTAAAGCCCGTTTAAAGAGCCGTACCCATAAAGACATAGTAAGCATTAAGCCCAGTATAGAAAGCCTTGATTTAGTACCTTTAAGACAGCGTTATTTTGAAGGGGGGGCAGGGGCTCGGTTACACACAGACAAATAATACCAAATATTCATTAAAAAATAAAAACGAAAAAAAAATAAAAGAGTAAAATGGTTGCATAAACGTGTTATGAGTGTTATAAGTGTTATGAGGTAATTAAATATGGTTATTAAGTGTATTACTTGCGGTAAGGAATTCAGGTGTAAACCCTCAGAAGTCGCTAGGGGCAAGAGGTACTGCTCTGGTAGTTGCAGGAGTTTGGCAGTTGGTTATGGTAGTAGAGGTAGTGGAAAGAGTGTTAATAAGGGTGATAATGGTAGTAATAATGGTGTTATGAGTGTTATGAGCATAGATGATGAGATTTGGCTAGATAAGATTAGAAAGAGCATAGTTCAGACTGGTCATGCTTACAGGTATGATGAGTGTGGTGAGGCGATAGGAGATTATGATGTAGATGGTAATTTCACGGAGTTTTAGTTTTTTTAGCTATTCTTTTTTTAGTATAGTTAGTTATGTGTTTTAGGCATCGTTTACAGGTGGTTAGTTCCCAGGTGTTTGTTCTATTGTTTGGATTGGTAGTATCGCCACACATAGCGTATGATGAGCCGCCCATTGTTTTATGTATTTCAATACAGGTCATTCCATTCTTCACATTCGTCTTCAATGGAAAATACAGCAGGTTCTTCATCTAGTTCCCCCCTTCTTAATTGCATTTCTGTCTTATCCTTTTTAATCACGATTAACTTAGTAGAGTCAATATCTGACAAATCCCATGGTATTTTCGAACAAGCGTATCTAACTGCATCGATTAAATCGTCTTTAGCTTTATGTTTCGGTGCGCCAATTCTGAACTGATTTATTTCCGAGACTAATTTTGTTGTTTCTGGTATATCGAATATATCTAGCATTTGGTTCTTCCATAGTACGTTCAACACCCCTTCACCAATATCGTGTCCTTTTTCGGCTTTTATTATTGGCAGACCGTAATTAGTTGCCATGTTTTCAAAATCCTTAGCTGCCCAATCATAGAATATACCATTTACATCTAAGCCATTTGTCATCTTCTTGTATTGTCTAATTACGTCAAGTTCGTTAGTTGCGTACTGGTCTCCCTTCCACATTGAGAATATCGCACCACGCTTATAGTCTGAAGATACCGCAAGGAGTGCAATAGCTGAACAGTGGTTTTTACCACCCATACCAATGTCAATCCCTGCGTATATTGTCCATTTATTGTCAATATTGTATGGTTGAACAATGTTACGGCTCGGAGTGAATGACTCGTATATTAGACCAGTATCCTGTACGAACTTACCATATACCCTTTTCTGTATCTCATTCTCTGACCGAAGGGAGTTCGAAAAGGCAATAATTCGTGCATCGTCAAATACACCCTTTGTGCCATCTTCATAAGCCTTGCAGTCATACATTGATACCTGTTGCTTAAATGCGTTTTTAAATAACTCGTTTACACCACGACCTTCCATCGCTTTACGCCACATCTCCTGTCCTAGCGTAGCAGTAAAGACCATGTTAAACGAACCCTGTGTGGCAACTAGCCTAGCCTGTAACTCATCGTACCTACTCTCAGGCAATTCCTCATCTACGAACATTTCCCAAACGGAATTACCCTGTATGTTCGCTTCCTTCTGCTCGTATGTCTTGAACAACACCATTACACCACTATTGAACCTTATGCAGTATATCTTCCTATCGTGATATTCAGCCTTCCAGCCATACTCAGGATGGTCCTTGTACTTATCACTAGGTAAATACTTCTTCCACTTAGTTTCAAATTCAATAGTTGCAGTTATTCCATCAGGGTATAAATACCAAAATAAATCAGGCTTGCCCAACCTGTCAATATCCCATAGGTTAGCCCAAATACTCGTGTCAGTTGCGTGTCTGATGCACCTGATTAGGTTACATACGCTCTTTCCTAACTGATTTCCAGCGGTTATTAAGTTCATTGTGTTAGTTGAATTGATGAAATCACTCTGCCATTTATAGAACTTATGCCTGTATAAATGAGGCAAACCCTCTTGGAGTTCGACCATCTTCTGCTGTAATCTGACCTTTTCCTTTAATAAGGATAGTTCATCAGCCATTTTTTCTAGGTCTTCCGCCTTTATTCTTAACTACTTGGTTTAATTCCAAAACTGGACTGTCTATTGCCACAACATTAGGTGTGCAGCAGGACATAATAGCATCAATTTCTTCAACTGATTGACTGCTCTGGATAGAACCCTCCATACCATCAATAAATAACTGAATAATGCAACCACCAACCTTTGTAGCTGTTGCCTTAACGTAATGTCTTGGGTTAATACCCATCTTAACATTGTTTTTGTCTAGGATAATCATTCGTTGTCCTCCTTTTCGTTCTTTTTAAACTCTAAATAACTATTAGTAGTAGCTACAGAAGCTAACTTACCGTCCAAGTCCTCAATCCTTTTCTTTAAGTCTTCCATACTATCAGGTGTTTTAATGTTGGCGTTTACTCTAAACTCTTTGTTTTCAGACCTTTGTATCGGCGTGCCTTTCAACCTGTCCTCTAACTGCTTAATTACTCTTACCTTTAATGTTGCAATACCAATATCTAATAATCCGTCCTCTGTCATCATCTGTGCATCAAGTATCTGGTTTAATATCGGTACGGCTTTTTCTTTAAGGATAATTTGTATTCTTGCCTCGTACTTTGCAGTAGGAGTTATAATGTAAGCCATTCGGTAATCATTTCTGTTAATATCATACCATTGGTCACGATTACATATCCCGTCATAGACATTACACGCCTGAACCTTTCGGTCTTGAGCTATAGACCTCTCGTACTCTACCCAAAACGCCTCACGCAATAACTCAACCCTCTCATCTGGCTTGGCAAGGAGCTTTAATTCCTCAAATGATAGCTTTGTTAGCTCTGGACTTAGTGATGATATGCGTTTTACTAGAGGCTGTGAGCAATAATCCAACAATTCTGGAGTTCTAAAATCTAATTCCATAAGAGGTATAGTAGCCCTAATAACATAAAAATGCAACGACAATTTTTTTTCTGTTGCACTAATTAAACTTATGTGTAAAAATCCCATTATGCCAAAGGTTGAAAAGAAAAAAGAAAAAATGTCTTTACAAATCAAAGATATTGTTAAAATATTAGAATTATGTAGTGGAAGTATAACCGAATTAAAGTATGGGGACTTGTCCATAAGACTTAACCCATACTTAACTCGGAACCCTTATCAATTAGATAATGGTCAACAGCGAGAAGAAAACACACCACTACAGGCGGAACCACAAGTTTCCCCTTCCCTTAATCAAGAATTAAATACTTCTACACAGTCACAGGAACAGTTAGACGACGAATTGGATTTAGAATTAGTCGGTATGGAAAATCCTAGTGAGTATTTTAGTCAACTTGAAAAAGAGGAAAGAGAACGTGCAAAAACTAACGGGTAGTCAGTTAGAAAGTAAATACGATGATGGTATACAAATAGACCAACCAGTTTTTGATGAGATGAAGCATAACGTCCTGATATTCAGCGGCGAGCATTACTCAAAGATTTCAAAAAAATTCAAAGACAGATTACGAAGAACAGATAATGTTCCTAGTGACCAAAAAATCCGCCTAACAAAAAATCACCTAAATAAAATTATGAAATTGTATATCAATAATATAGTTTCATATTCACCAGGTGCAACAATCCTACCAAGAACTGAAAACGTACATGACCAGATAGACGCTGAACTGTGCAGAAATTCTTGGGAGTATATTAGAGAAGTTGGTAATTATAAAAAGAAAGTTAGAAAAGGTGTTGAGCATTTTTCTCTAATTGGAGAAGTTTGGCTTAAACAATTATTTGACCCTAATGATGGTAAGATAGTTGGATACAAACCACAGGTAGATGATGATGGTCAGCCAGTTTACGATGCTGAAGGTCAACCTATTGACGATAAAGAAAGTCCAATGTATGCTGGTAAACATATAGATGACTTAGTAGTACCTTATGATATATTCAGAGATAAAAACGCACTAACATTTGATGAGAGTGAATTTATTGGTGTTAGAAAATTAGTAGTACCTGAAGAATTATATCGCATGATTAAAGCAGACCCAACACTTGATGCAGAACAAAAAGAAGAAAAAAAAGCTATGGTCAAGAAAAGTGCCTCTGCACAGTACACAACTTTTAATGGAGCAAATGCACCAGTATCATTTTCAGAAGGGCTTGCGTTATTAAAAGAATTTTATTTCAGACCAAGTGCAAAATACCCTGAAGGATATTTTTATTTCGTATGTGAAGGAGAGATATTATTTGAAGGTGTTTTACAAAAAGATAAAGCAGGAGACCCAATATTCCCACTTACTTATACGTTATGTGACGAATTTGAGGGTTGCCCTAGAGGTTTTAGCCCAATTAAACAAGGCAGACCAATTCAAACTGAGATAAATAGAGCCGCTAGTAAGATTGCAGAGACGCAGATTACACTAGGTGATGACAAGATTGTTACTATGCACGGCGGAGGACTGACTGAAGGCGACAAGATGGCTGGTATTAGGCAGTTAAAGGTATTAAACTCTATACAGTATCAGGTTATACCTGGTAGGTCTGGAGAGCAGTATTTAGCCTATATGAACGGTCAAATTGATGAGTTATATAAGGTAATGGACGTAATGGAAAGTGGTCAGGAGAGGCAAAATTCAGGCGATTTACAGCAGACATTATACCATTCATTAAAGAACAAGAAGAAATTTACATATTATAGTGATAAGATTGAAATGTGGCTAAAGGAATGGTGTGAAAAAGACATCGCCCTTGCAAAAGCCTACTGGAACCCTGAAACTGTTGTAAAAGCAGTTGGTAAAAATCAAGAAATCAATGTTGCAGAGTTTAAAAACTCAAAAGATAACTGTTATGACATCAAGGTTGTACCAATGTCTGATGATATTGAGTCTACTATGGGTAAATACCTAGTATTCAGAGATATGCTTCAATACGGAAAACTAGATGAGATTGCAGTTGGTAAAATAGCAGGGCAAATGCCGTTTATAGATGGTAAAGCTGCGTTTAGTCATCAGACCCTACCTGAAACAGAAGTTAAGAACATACTTCTAGCACTGGATAGGGGTGAAATGCCAACAATTAGTAAATTTGACGGTAATGAACGTATCGTAGAAGGTATAACACAACGTATGAGAGAACCTGACTTTAAATTCTTAGTAGAGGAAAACCCACAAGTTTACCAAAACTATATGGAGCAGTACAGACAGAGAGATATTGAGATAGCTCGTAAGGTAAAAGCACAACAAGACGCAAATGCAGGTATAATACCTACTGGCGGACCTCAAATAAAGATAGATATGTATGTCGCAGACCCTAAAAACCCAAAAAGAACTATAAGAGCCACGGTAGACCAAACATCTGCTATGTGGTTCCTTGAAAGACTTGGTGAGCAGGGTTCTGCGATGGAAAAGGTTGACTCTGTTGATAATCCACAAGCTAAGTTGGATATAATGGAGCAAGCACAGAAACTTGGACAAAATCCAAATGCACCACAAGAAGGTGCTGGAAATAACATGGGACAAAATCCCAACGGAGTAAGAAATGGCTAAAAAAATCAAAAGTTTTGAACAGCTTGACAAGGAAATTGAAGATTTAGGTACAGTAGAGGAAACTATTGAGGCAACACCTGAAGTAAAAGAAGAAAAAGTTATTGAAGAACCAAAAGAAGAAATTAAAGAAGAAATCAAAGAAGAAACACCAGAAATTAAAGAAGAAGCTACTGAAGAACCAGTAGCACAAGTTAAAGAAGAAGACGTTAGTGTAGCAGAAGCCTACACCCCTAATTTAAAATTTAGTGTCCATGACCAAGAGTATGATATGGACCCGATTTTCACACCTATGATAACAAACAAAGAAGTTGAAGAAAAATTCAGGACTCTACACGCAAAAGCACAAGGTGTAGAAGTAATCCAGAAAGTTCGTGATAACTGGAAGGCTAAGACTGAAGAAACACAGAAAGTAGTTGACCAATACGAGCAAATTTTTCAAAAACCTGTGCAATTATATCAAGAAGGTAAAGTAACAGAGGCATTAAGAGGCTTGGCTAAAGATGAAGATATAATAAACGCAGCTATAGAAATATACAACTATCAAGAGATGGAACCAAATCAAAAAGCACAGATAGATAGACAGAGAACACTAGAAGCACAAAACGAACAGTTTGCTCAAAGAGAACGCACAATGTTAAATAACCAGGCAACTGAAATGGGTACTAGAGTTCATTCAGAAGTAGATTTTGCCATGCAAAGACCAGATGTTTTAGATATAGCATCTAAAATTGATGATGCTTATGGCAAAGGTTACTTTAGGAATAAGGTTCTTACCACAGGTGAGTCAGAATGGGATAGAGGCAATCGCCTTTCCCCAATTCAATGTGTTCAAAAAACACTTGACGAATATGCACCACTTGTGAAAAGATATGTAACAGATACAACTTCAACTACAAAAACTCCAAATACCACTACTGTAGCACCAAAAGTGCAAACGACGACGATACCGAACCTAAAAAGTTCTGGTTCAGCGCCTAAAAAGGGCAAAATTTCTACTATGGACGACATCGACAAGAAGTTAGCAGAGTTAGCTTCAAGCGATTAAAAATTTTTAAGGAGAAAATATCATGGCAACAACCAGAAGTTTTGGCGATATGCTAAACGAATATTTGGCAGAAGATTTATTCATGAATGATTTACTTGGTAGAGATTATCTACTTAGTAACTGTAAAAAAGACAATACCTGGGCTGGCGGAACTTACGTTGTACCTTTCTTTGGTTCAAATGCAAGTTCAATAGCGTTTGGTTCATTGTCAGGTTCTACCGATATTGCTGAATACTCAGCAGTAAGAGGTGAAATCACGACTCAACCTGAAATGTGGGGTTCTATGTTGTTTAACGACAGAGATTTTGCTCAACATCAGGGAAAGAAAAGAGAACAGGCTTTTTTAACAAACCTAAAGGACTTAGTTCCTTCATTTGTTACTTGGGCTAAAACTGCATTGTCAGTTGTTCTTACAGCAGGACCACACTTTGCTACAGTTACGGCTGATGGTACTGTAGGTGGGCTTATAACAGTTGACAGACCTGAAATGTTTACAAAAGGACAGAAGGTTATATTTAGAAATACAACTCCTGCTAACTCAATAGGTTATGTAGACACAGTTAATATGTCAACAAACGTATTACACATAGTTACAGCAAGAGGCGGAGTTGTAGATGACGATTTGTCAGTTATGACTACTGCTCTTTCAGCTAAAGCATACTTTGATGGAACGATTAACGCAGGTACATCTGCAATACAGAACAACTTTACTTCAATGAGAAGTGTTCTTCTTTCATTAGTTAATGGTGGTGGCGCAACTGTTTATGGACAGACCAAAACGACATATCCTGAACTACAGGCTATAAACGCTGATGGTGCTGGCATAACTGCTGCTAACATACTTGAAAAATTATTCTACATCTACTCAACAGAAGTTGGTAGAAAAGCTAAATTCAAAAAGACAGGTAAATCACCTAATACTTTCCTAGTATCTGAAAAGAACTTTGGAAACATCTTGATAGCTGTTCAGAACAATAAGGGTGCTTTCTATGTAGACCCAGGTTCACAGACTGCTAAATCATACTATTGGGATAAGGTAGTAATAGGCTCAACACACGGTATGAAGTTGGAATTTGTATGTCTACCAGAAATGGATGATGACATAATTCCTTGTATTAACATGGAAACTATCAAGTTTGCATCTAATAACTTCTTTAAGTTCAGAGAGAACCCAAACAGACCTGGCGAAGTAGGATACTACGAAACTAGAGCTACAACTGGCTATTCTTACATAGTTGACGTTGCAGTTGCTGGAGACCTTGTAATAAATCCACCTTGCGCTAACGGTATTGTTTACGGAATAAGCTACTAATTTTATTCGGTTGGGGGGTTGAAACAAACCCCCTTTCTGAAAGGAGAAACTAAAAAATGTCAGCAAGAAACAACAAATTTGGTGCTAATGCTGTTTACCTAACTAACTCATTCGGCTCACAGGGCGGAATACCAACATTAGGTGATGCGATTTTAGAACCAAAAAACTTACAACAGGATAACGTAGACCAGACTTATACCAACGAAAACTTTAATGGTTTGTTGGCTTATACTGGTATCACAGGAACAGGCGGAGTTGCAACTGGAGCAACAGGCGAAAGTATTACTGTTATTGCCGAAAGTGGTAACATATTTGAATACTTTGTACTTGGAGCAGGACAGACAATAAGAACTTTCCCTAAAACATCAACAGGTATAGACGTAACATTAGACGCAGTAGATGATGAGGGTATAGAACTACATCAGGGCGTTGCAGCTTATTCAAAACACGCAAAAGTTATAGGTACAGATGCACCTTTCTTTATGCAGGCAAAAATAAGCGTAGCAGATGTTTCTGTTTATGATGAGTGTATGTTTGGATTTAGAGCAGTAGAGGCTTGTGACCGCAGCATTAGAACTTATACAGATTACTGTACGATTAACTCAAATATTGGTACTGTAAACATTGATACAGCAGTTGGCGCAGCCGACGTTGTAACAGCTTGTACCGATGCTATAACAGATGGGCAGTATCTTATTTCTCGTCTTGAGTATGACGAAACAGTAGGTCTTACAAAAATGTGCGCACTAGCTAACGAAATGACAGCAGCTTATGTAGCCCATTGTGCTGATGTAACAATGCACACAACGGCAGCAGACGCAACTAACGTAATAACTGCTCCAGCAGCTACTGACCTTACAACCTTGATAGCACTCATAACAGACCAACAGATACAGTACGATGCACACGAAGGCGACAGTGAACTTGCTGCAACTTGGTTATACCATGCTGCTCAGGAAACTGGTGATGACTCTCTTACAGATACAACAGCACCTACCACTCTTGCTCTTTGCGGAACAAGATTGAATGATTTTAGAGCGCATTACATACTTCACGAAGCAGACGCAACATCACACGCATTACAGGACCTTCATACTCCTTCATTGGGAGCAGCTGGTTCTATGACATTAAAAGTTGGTGCAAACACGACCACTTTAACAGAAGTTTCAACAAACCCAGGATACACTTTTACAGCAGCTTTGACTGTAGTACCTTTCTTTAGGCAACTACACACAGCAAGTGCCGCATCAGTTCTATCACTACAAAATTGGGAAGTCGGACTACTGTAACAGAATAAATACAAGGGGGTCGGCTAAAGGCTGCCCCCTTTCTATAGGAAAAAGGAGGTAATATGGAATTCCTAGCAAAACAAGACATAAAAGATGGAAATCTAAATGGTGTAACCGCAGAAATAACTTCGGTTGGCTTTACAGCGGTAGTATCCGCAATTCAGGCTTATAGTGCTACTCTAAACACAACGAGATACACTCTAGGCACTCTTTCACATGATATTAGAAATTTAATAAACGTAGACATAACATTTGCTACTTGTACTAACGCTGCAAATGACGGTACTTTTAGAGTTGTAGCAGTAGGCGCAGCAAGTGGTTATGTATATGTACAAAATATGAACGGTGTTCTACAGGCTGGTGCCGCTGGTACAGTTGCTTCAACATTTGTTCTCAACGCTCTACACACACAGCCAATTGGTGCAGGTGTCGCTGCTGACGAAATACAGGGTAACATTTTACATGATACTGCTGATGGCGCAACTAAACCAGTCAAGATAGGTGGTAAGGCTTCGGCTGCTCTACCTGCTGCTGTTGGTGATGGAGACAGAGTAAATGCTTACTTTGACTTAAATGGTAGATTAGTAACGGCTGGAATGTACTCAGAAGATGCAGCACATACTACTGGTGATTTAGGGCTACAGTCCTTAGCAGTTAGAAACGACGCAGCTACGGCACTTGCTACTACTGATGGAGATTACGCTCCTACTCAGGTAAATGCTGCTGGTGCTGTTATAACAAGTGGTTATGATGTGTCATTAGACTTAACTAAGACGGCAGAGCAAAGTCCTGTATGGAGCAGATATACTTCTCCTGTTGAAATACTAAGTGGTACACCATACGAACTAACTGCTGCTTTTGCAGACGTTGGTGGTGAACAGTCAATGCTAGGGTATAATCAGATAACATTATATATTGATATAGACATCAATACTTCTACAGATGTAGAATTAAGGGTGTTGTTTAAACACGAAAGTGCTGGTGCTGGCGAATATAGAGAAATCTATCTCGGCAACCCTGCATCTAATTCAGTAACGATTAACTTGAGTGACTACATGGTAGACTCTGATGCAGACCAGAAGTTTAAGTTGACTATACCTACAGGTAACGGAGTTCCTTATATTCAGTTACAGGCTAAAGATGCTGCTGCTGGAACTGGTCAGATTGAAACATTGTATGTAGTTAAATCATGGAGTGCATAATTGAGAGAGCTAAGACAACAGACTGATGCCTACTTGTTTCATGTACCAGCTTATGGTGGTGAACAGTATTTTGTAGATGGTGTTAATGGTCTTGACACAAACACTGGCGGAAGTCCTGATAATGCTTTTCTAACTATAGGAGCAGCGTTCCTGGCGGTAAGCGATGGTGATGCAATAACAGTTAGAGCTGCTACATACACTGAAATAGACCTTGATTTAACTGCTGACTCAGTTGAGGTTACATTTGAAACAGGTGTAATAATTATACCAGCAACAGGTAGTGCTTTAACAACGTCTCTTACGATTAGTGGTGATTATTGTAGCATTAAAGGACCACATAAGATAGAACCAGTAGCATTATCTACTGGTATGATTATTAGTGGTATTGAGGCTAAAATATCAGATGGTAAAATAGCAGGTGGAGCAACTGGTGTAAGTGTAACAGGTCTAGGTACTACTTTTTCTAATTATGTAGCAGGACTACAAACTGATATTTCATGGGACATAATGGGCGTTCAAGGTAGATATTTTGAATGTGGTACTGTTGGAGTAGGAACCGCAACGTATGGTTTTAAAATTGGTGCAGTATCAGCAGGAATATTAAGAAATTGCACTTCAGCAGGTCATGGTACTGCTGGTTTTTATGCAGGGGCAGGTTCATCAGGCTGGACTATTATAGATTGTTCTTCAGGTAGTGGAGATGGAACTAGAGTAGATGATGGCGAAAACAATATGTGGGCTAATTTTCATGATACATTAAGGAGAGAACAACACGGAGAAATATACCCAACGCCAGATGGCGAGGGTACAGCAGGTGACGCAATATCTGTAACTTCAGATGCAAGTGACGAAACAAACGGTGCTGAAACTACAGCTAACTATTGGGGCGAGCCTTTAGTTTTAGTTCCAGTAGCTACATTTACAGATAGATGGGACTTTATAGGTATAAATGTATATGCAAGTACAACTAATAAAGAGATAAGGTCTTGTTATTTAAGGCTAGTTGCATCTAAGACCGCAACAAGAAATGCAGGCAACGCTTGGGACGAGGGTGCTACAGTATTAACGGTAACTGATGCTACAGAGGCAGCTTTGTTTGCAGTTAATGATAAAGTGTGGATAGCAAGTCCAGGTTATAAACCAAATGGAGAGATTGTAAAAGTAACAGATGTAACTGGTGCTGTAATAACTATAGCAAGAGAGGCTTCTCAATTTGGCGCACCTAATACTGGTTTAAGGTGGAACCACACAACTAATGATGCAGGTAACGAAGTTATGTATCTTTGTAGTAGAGATGATGAAAAATACCATCATGGTTGTTTTGATTTCTCTGCTGGTTCAGCTAAGGATTTTACAAGATTTGTCTGGCACAAAGCAAGAGGTATGCAGAGAAATGACGGGGTAATAGTAAGAGCGCAAAACGGTACAGATGGAAATAACGGTACAGGGTATGATATTACAGCAATATACCAAGACTAGGGGAAAAGATGAAAGAAAGTATAGTACACATAGATAACAGAGTTTGGAGAGAGACATTCAACTCAACAGCAGAAGTCACCAGTAATGGTGGTGTTCTAACTGGTGTTACTATAACTGATGGCTTGGCTAAGTTTGATACAGGTAAAGCAGTATATACTAAAAGGATGAGAACTTCTGGTGGTATAAGCTATTCATTTAAGATAGATGATGGATTAAACCTAGAGTTTTCAGGTGGATATTTACTTTCTCATGGTGATGCTGCTAGTAGTTCTCTATCGTTCTATAGGTCTGGAACTAATTTCTTTGTTATAGCAACATCAAGTGTAGGAAACTACAAGGGTAGGACTTTTACATATTCCGCAGCTCATGGCTGTAACCACCTTACGATTGTAATAGGAGCAGGACTTGCTAGTTTTGCTATGTATGCAGATGGTGTGTTGGTATCTAGCACTGACTTCTCGTTTGGAGCAGGAGTAGATATAGAAGAAACAGCATTACAAATTGGCGCTAAAGCTGACGGTACTGCTGTATTAGAAAATGACTTAGATATGATAGAGATTAGAGATTGGGCTATTACAGCAGAAGAAGCAAGTGCATTAGCTAATAACAACTTATTTATAGAACCAGATATGAATTATCTTTTATTGGACATAGACCCTAGACTTGGGACTATATATGATAGGTTTGGAGCTACACTTACTAACACTGATGCAGTAGTAGCTATTGAAGGCGGGTTATATACTGGTCTTTATAATGGTACTACAGCTTTTGTTCAGTCTACAGATAGTTATGAAGAAATTGCATATTCACTTTCTTGCTGGTGTAAGTTCACAGAAGCAACACTACAGTCAGCTATGTCATTAGGCACAGTAGGTGGTGGTGATAGAGCAACATTGGGAACTGGAGTACAAAATCCAATAGGTACTGATAACGCACTTACATTTGGAGTATGGGCTTCTGCTGCTTGGCAAGCAATAGGTAGTGGAGTCGTACCAACTTTAGGTAGATGGTATCACTTAGTAGGTACTTCAGAAGGGACTACAGGTAAATTATACATAAATGGAGTACTAGATGACACTGGAACTGGTGAGGCTATGTCTGGTCCTAGAGGTATAAACTCTGGAGCAAGACATGATGCAGCTAATAGAAACTTCTTTAAAGGGAATGTTGGTAGAGTTAAGTTTTATAAGAAAGCATTGTCCTTAGAAGAAGTTGTAAGAGATTATAATTCTCAAAAGAGATATTACATAGGTTAAAGAGAGGTAGCGTAATGAAAGATTTAGAACAGAAGTTTCCACAAGCAAAGTTTGTAACAGCTACGGCTGACCCAGTATTAGAGAACGAGCAAGATTTAGGTGCGCTGACAACAGGATTATTAAAAATAACAGTAGCAGGTGGCGAGGCTACTACTTCTACTGCTACACCTGGAGTTGATTATATTACTTCAGCAGGTGACTGGACTGCAACTGACGCTATTACTGCTTATGCTACTGGTGGTCAAGCTAACGCTGTTGAACTAACAACAGATATAAACAGGGTCACAGTTTGTGCTACTGAAGGTGATAGTTGTAAACTAGAGGCTGTATTCGGTACTGGTATAAACAGGGTTATAATAAATAATGGGGCAACTGCTATGGACTTATTCCCTGCAAGTGGTGATACGCTTAACGGTTTAGGAGCGAATATAGCAATACAGGTACTACCAGGACACAGGGTGTGGCTACAGTCTATTGTAGCAAATTCAGAATGGGTAATAATAGGATAAAAGGAGGAGATAAAAATGAGTAATTTGGTGCAACAGATACAAGATTACACAGTCATTGGAAGTGTGGGCGATGCTCTACAGCAATTCGCTGGTAGAAATTACACTAACGCAGAACTGGTTGCAAGATTTGGTACAGGTATAGCTGGTACAGGTGCAGGGGTTAATGGTTATTGGAACTTCACAGATACAAACATAGTTAATGATGCAAGTGCCAATGCGATAGACCTAACAGGCGTAAACGTAGCAGACGCAGACAATACCACAGGAATAATGGGTACTAACTTTGGTGTGGATTTAGATGGTGCTACTGAGTATATGACTCACACTACATTTTGGTCAACACCACCAACAGCTATGGCTGTGAATTGCTGGATTAAAATGACAGACGGGCAAACAGGAGCTACCTCATCAATATTTATTAAGGCAGGGGATGCTACTGGTGGAACTGTTGATTATGCAAGTTTTTATGTTAACACTACTGGACAGATTATTTTTGCTGGACAACAAAACAGTATAGGAACCGACTTAATTTCCTCTACTATTTTACCCAATGGAGTGACTGATTGGTATATGGCAACTATAAACTGGGACACAGTAAATGGTACAAGACTTTGGGTTAATAGCATATTAGAAGCTCAAGACCCAACAGCTACTACGTTATGGACTGGAGATATTCAGGATTTTATAATTGGTGCTGATAATTATCCAGCAGGAGCAATATCTGGATGGTTTGGTGGAGGTGCTACAGCTAAGATGGCTAATTTTATAGCTATGGACTACACACTAACACAAGCAGACGTTGATTGGTTGTATGCAACTCCTTACACAACACCAGCAGTTTTTGGCAACACAGAGTTTAATATCAGGGCATTTGAGAAATTAGCAGTAGCAGCTAGCCCAAGACAGACAACATTCAGCGAAGTAGAAAGAGATACGAGTACAATATACAGAGCAGGCGGAGTATTAAGAACAACTGATTATTTACGACTTGAAGGGGGGCGTTAGATGCGTAATTTAGAAAACAGGTATTTGTATATGTCACCATTAGTCAACTTAACAGTAAGTAGTGCAACGGCTGGTTATGCAAATAATCTTGCACAAGCTATTTTCTATAAGACACTTAATAATATTTGGTGTATGAGATTTAACACAGCCTCAACTCTAACATATGGAACAACAGTTACTATTACAATAGCTGGTGTTTCTATGCTTCGCTCTCCTTGTCAGGGAACAGGTGGTTTATCAGGCGGCTCAACTGCTGTAGCTTGCACAAATAGTTCTGCGACCGACCTTGTACAAACATGGGTAGGTGCTTCAACAGTATGTGTTGTTACTGGAGATTTTATATTAACAGAAAAACCAACGGCATATTTGCCTGATGGGGTATAGGGGGAACAATGATAGTAGCAATAGATAAAAACACAAATGATGTAACAGGTTTTATTTATAAGTCCGCTGGTTGTGAAGTTGAGGTTAAAGACCATAATTTTAGTAATGAAGTTGTGTTTATAGATGGAAGTAACCAGAGCAGATTTTGTGTTAAAAACGGTGAAGTCCATAAGAAAACAGACAAAGAACTAAAAGCAGAACCTGAATACTTAGCATACCAGAAAGCTAAAAGAGCTGCTGAATATACAAAAGAAGCAGACGCTGTATTCTTTAAATACCAAAGAGGCGAGGCTACAGAGAAAGAGTGGAAGGAAGCAGTACAGAAAGTTAAGGACAAATATCCTTATTAGAGGAGATTAGCATGAAATGGAAGTTATTAAACACATTGAATTGGTTGCAGTTGTCGTTGGCTGTGTGCTTGCTATTATGCAGTTTGTTACTATTCTTATCATTAAATCTTTCCACAGAGAGATTGACACATCGGAAAAGCGGACTGACGGAGTGGAAAGACGTCTCAACGAGTGTTGGAATGAACTCAATGACTGCAAGGAAAATTGCGACCATAAAAGAGAGTCTATAAGAAATGAAATCAAGAGCGAATGTAGAATGAGGCACGAGAAGTAAAGGGGGACTAAATGGCTAAAATATACGGAGAATGTAAAAAGGCGCAGTACGAAAATCTTGCTTGCCCCCCAATTGCAGTAGCAGAAACTGGTAGATTTATGCGTTCTACAGCAGACCAGATAAACTACTATACTGATGGTGTTGCTTATTTTCCAGAGAATGAACGAACAGAGAATACAATAACAGCTTTTGCAACAGGTGGTCAAGTTAATGCCTACCAGTTGTCTTATTTAACATCTATAATAACGGTATGTGCTACAGCAGGTGATAGTATTAAATTACCAGAGTTATTCTATCCAGGGACTACATATACAATTATAAATCAAGGTGCAGAATACGCTGATATATTCCCGTTTTTAGGTACAAATATCAACGCTATGGCTGTAAATTTAGCAGTACAAGTATTACCAGGGCATACGGTGGTTCTAAGAGCTACAGTAGCAGATACGACCTGGCAGACGTTATAAGGGGGAGGATATGGCAACAATAGGAACATACGGATTTATAGTACCTGATACAGGTGATGAGAGCTCGATAGAATGGTGTATAGACCAAAGAGCTAATTGGGTTCAGGTTGATACACATAACCATGATGGTGTAAATTCTGCGGCATTATCACCAACTGTATTACCAAAGACTACGTTTTTACTAGCTGCGGCTGGTTGGGCGCTTGTTGCAAATGGCATATACTCACAGGCGATGAATATTGCCCCAGCTCTATATGCTAATTCACAGATAGTATTTCAGGAAGTGGGCGGTGATTTTATACTGCTAGAAAGCAATAAAACAGGAGTTAGCCTTTGTAATGTTTTGTGTAACGATAGTTCACTAGACATTTTGGCAACATTAGTATGAGCTATAAGACACTTACTATTGATGATATTTCTGGTGGAATGACAGATAACGTAAAGCTATCCAAAACTAACCAGTTTGAAATACTAAATAACATAATAGTAAATCCAGAAAATGGTGGTACTAAGGTTTGGGGGTCTAAAATATTCTCCCCAACTGTATACACAACACCTTCTGGTGAGAAGACTAATTATTTCTCAGAGATGCAGGATACGAATTTTGTTTCAGCAGGTAGAAGACTATATGAGTTTGATACTACTGCAATAACAGAAATTACTGGTCCTTCTGGTAATCACGCATATTCAACAGGTCTAGCTGATAGTTCTATATACTCATCAGCTATGTGGAGAAATCACATAATATACACAAATAACAGTTATGCTCTACCAATAAAGATATATCAAGATGCTGCTGGTGATTGGCAGGTAAGAACTGCTGGACTACCAGACCTTGCTAGTGACCCTACGGTTACAGGTGTAGCTGGAGCATTAACTTATATCTACGCATTTTGTCATTACTATACTTACACAGTTGGTGCCACAGTATTTGAGGACTTTGGACCATGTACTTATGTTCAGGTTGCAGCTATAAATGCTCCAAACGTAAGTGCTGTAGCTATTGCAGCAATACCAACACTTGCAAATGCAGGTACTGGTAACTACGATACTACTACTATTACTGTTAAAATATGGCGTACACTAGCAGGTCAGCAGACGTTTTATTATGTGGGAGAAGTTGCAAACGGTACCGCTATATATAATGATGTGCTAGCAGATGCAACAATACAGACAACGAATATCAGACTATATACAAATGGTGGAATACTAGATAATGATAGCCCACCGCCAAGTAACTATGTGTCTATACTAAATGGTGTAGGATACTATGGTGGAGTATATGAGGACGGAGTATATAAATCTTATCGTGCTAGAATGTCTAAAGCTAATGATATTGATAGCTGTCCTGTTGACTTCACTGTTGATTTTGATGGTGATATAACTGGACAAGTACCATACAGAGAAAAGATGATATACTTTGTAAAGAACGGAACTCTATACCAGACATATTCTGTAACTGGACATTACGATAGCTATGGTAGGGGTACACCACAGAAGATACTAATAAGCTCATCAGAAGGGTCGGTTAATCATAACTCTATTGCTATCATAGGTAATGGAGTAGTATTTGCTGGCTCAAAAGGGTTTTGCTTTACAGATGGATACCAAGTTTATAATATATCAGATACCATGACTACGAGTTATTTTGATATAATCTCAAGTGATGCCAAGAAATCAAGAATACACGCAACATACGACCCTAAAAACAAACTTGTCTATTTCGCTTGCCAGAGAAATAAAACTTCTGTAGATAATGATGCTTTTTTTATACTACACGAAGATAAGGGCATAAAGAAAGAAAGTTGTTTTACAACTAGAGATAATGCTAATGACTTTCAGCCATGTGCAATATACTTCAATACTTCTGACCAGTTAGTTAGGGGTGATACTAGGGGTTTTATATTTGTCCATGAAGAAGGGCTAAGAGCAGACCCTAAAGTCGATTTAACTGTTGGTGACCCGAACCTATGGGCAACTTCTCATATTCCTTGGGACATAACTACTTCTGAATTATTGGGCGATAGTAACTCAGTACAGAAATATGGCTCTAAAGTAGGTTGCAGACTTAAAACCACAAGTAATGTATCAGTGCAACTATTTTCAGCTAATGATGGATACAAGAACTGGAAGGAATTGCCAGAGATACGCAGACGAGATAATATGACATGGACTGCTCCATATCACTATTGGGAAGGTGCATTACCTTATTGGTCATATACTAAAGACATTAACGAAATGCGTTGGTTACCTAGCCAGGGAACTATACGTTTTTATACTAAACAGTTAAAACTAACGCCTTCTTTTACAGTAATTGAAAGGTCAGATGATAGATGTACTGCTACTGTTGGTGCATTAGCATTTCCAATAACAGTAACACTTGATGAACCTGCTACTTATAATTGGGCAGCAGCTTGCCAGGACTTCTTTCTATACACAGATATAGATGATTATGCTGTAGGCTTGCCAGTAATACAAAGGGCTAATGATAGCCAGATAATCGTAACTGACCCAACTGGTGTCTTTACATTACCAAATGTATCATTTAATTGGATGCTAAAGGGCTATCCAAAAGACGAATATTTAGATTTTGTGTCTATGACGTTATATTATGGTGATGGAAGCCCCTCTCTTGAGCCTTATTTAAGGTCAAGTAGTGGTGAGAACGCATGATAGAAATTGCTAAAATATTCAAACAAGACGGGAGCATAGATAACGTGGCACTTAAAGGCGAACTAGAGAGATTAAACAAAATCCTTCTAATATCAGAAAGGCTACAAGACCTCTATTGGTTTGAGTTTGATTTAGCTCTTGGTGTTAATACTTTACAACATAACTTGAATTTTGTTCCAAAGTCTGTAATAATACTATATGTATTACCTTCTACTACAGTAATCACTACTGATTACGAAGAATTCACTACTAAAGATTTTCAGCTTACGACCACAGCAGCGTGTGAAATCAACTGCTTAGTTGGTAGCTACAGGGAGGATTTGTAATTGTCAACTCTACTTGAACTAATGAACTATGTTAAAGCTGATTTGGATTTAGATACTCCAGACGGCGAACATCCGTTTATAAGTAACTCCGAGATTAAGCGTCATATACGAAGCTCAGTTAATAAGTGTTCTTCTATAATACATAACCTATATGAAGACTATTATTTAACGTGGGTGGTATTGCCAGTAGTCGCAGCGACTCAATCGTATGCTTTACCTGCTGGTATCTACGCAAATAAAATAAGAAGAATACTTTACGACGATGGCTCTCTCTCTTACAGAGTAGATAGAATGTATAATGTAAATGAGATACCAAATGTTTGTATTAGCGATGATTACAAATATATTCTATTCAATGCTATAGCTCCTTTGATAACTTTCTATCCAACCATAAGGGTTACTTCAGGTACAAACATAAAAGTATACCACATAAGACAGACAAAGGAGCTAACTTTAGACGCTGATGAGTGTGATATACCAGAGTTTGAGGATTTTGTATTAGCAGATGCAAAGTACAGAGTTTTATTTAAAGATTTTGCTAATCCTATTAGACAGGAATTAAAACAAGAGATGGACGAACAGAAAGCGTTAATGATACAGAGTCTAACAAACAGAGAACCTAACGACCAGACAGACGTTGTTGCGGATTTCTCTTTTTACGAAGATATGATTTAGGGGGAGGTAATATGTCTTTTTATTATAATGGTTCACAACTAGAAGAATACGGCGGAATTATATATGGTATCCCTGGCAAGGGTCCTACACCTGTTTCTGAGGCTGTTAATATTAAAGGTGTAGCTCCTGATAAAGACAGCGTGGACATGGCTCGTCAAGGAGGCTATCAGGGGACAACATTAGAACAGCAGGGTGCTGAAAACTATGCTGAAAGCCAGATGGCAGATGCTCCAGGTGCTAGTTACTCTAGTCAGCCGTATGACCCAAAAGGCGAGGGTTTACAATGGGAAACTAACCCTTATGCTGGTACACTAGAAGACCCTAACTCAATACTACCTGGTATGACAGATGTCATGGGTAATTATATGCCTAATTACGGCGATGCACAAAGGAACTTACAGGGTCTTGAGGGCATGGCTAGAGATACTGAAATGACTCCTTACGCTCAGGCGTTAATGGACGAACAGGGATTACAAGAACAGATGGCAATAGGAAAACAGGGTAGAGCTGCAACTGGCGAAATGCAGAACGCATATTCCTCTCTTGCTCAAAGTGGTGGACTAGACTCAGGTGCTAGAAACTCTATGACTAGAGCTGGTATGCTAGGCTCAATGATGGGCAGACAGGGCATAGCAGGACAGGGTATGGGAGAAAGACTTGGTATAAGGTCACAGGATTTAGGTAGGAAATATAACCTTCTTACTACGATGCCTGATGCTTATAACAAGATGGCATCAACTGGTGCAAATCTTTATAATCCATATATGGACCAGATGGGTGAAGAACAGCAGAGAACATACGATACGAGTAAATACAATATTGACTCACAGATTAGGGACCTTGAACAGAAACGTGGTTATGACGAGAATATATATGGTTCCAAGATGGACAAATGGCAGACAAAAAAACAGCTTCAAGGTCAGGCAAGAACTGGATACGCAGAGGCTGGTAATAGTGACCAGGCATCAGAAGATTTATACCAATAGGGGGAGAGACTATGCCAATATTTGACGGAACAGGACCTATGGGAAATGGACCAATGACAGGACAAGGATTAGGTCAAGCACAAGGGTTGGCACCAATGCAACCGCCAGTTAATCCATACAGGAACGAGGACTTAAAAGCTGGACCAGAACCTATGACTATTGATGAATATTTGAGAATTGCTGAAAATCCTAACGAAGATGAAATGAAGCAAGTTGTCAAACTTCATAACGCATGGTCTGAATATGCAGCAAAAAGAAACGCTGGTAAAACCAGTAATGGAGGTGTCTAGTGCCTTGGGGTGTAGTAGCAGGTTTAGCAGCAGCAGGGGCGATAGGTGGTGCAGCAAAGGCACACGGAGCTAACCAATACGCTGATAAACAAAACAAAGCAAGATTACAGGAATTAAGGTATAAACCATTTGGTGGCACAGATGTTAGAGCATCAACACCAGGCTCATCAATGTTTGGTGAAGTTCTTGGTGGTGCTGTAGGTGGTGCAAATCTAGGTATGGCAGGTAGGGGTGCATTAGCTAAAGACAAGTTAATAAAAGCACAAACCTCTCTTACAGAGAAGATAGGTAAAGGTATTGGTAAAGGTGCTAGTATAGCTGGAGCAGTAGATGATGTTATAGGTAAAACAGATGACATCAAAGTTCCAGGACAGGAACAGGAGAGTTATTATTCTCCACATTTTGACCAATACTCAAGTAAAATGATAGAGCCACAAGGTGGGTCAGATGAGAGTTGGGAGCAATTTTTAGCAAGAAATCCTGTTGAAAACCAAGCTGCTCTGATAGAAAACCCACAGACTTCTAGGACAATGGCTCGTGGCGTACCAGGTGCAGATGCTCCAATGGGCGAACAATATATGCCAGCTACGCAACAGTATCCATCTTCATTAGCTAATATATATTCAAGCATACAAAACCAACAACAACCAGGACAACCTCCACAGCAGGGTGGAATGGGTAATGCACAAGCCTCTATAAACCTTAATGACCCAAAATGGCAGAAAATGTTAGAATTATTCAAAAAGCAAGGTGGTATGAACCAGTTTACGGCAGCTATGGCTTCAAATAAAGGGGTAGTATAATGGCTTATGATATAAAACAACTTGAACAGATGATAGCAGCCCGTTCTACAAAGAACGACTCATTAAAAGACCAGTTAATAAACTCTGTAACTTCGATGCAGGACAAGATGGCTCCATTACGAGCTGCTGGTCAGTATGCTGAGTTTTTTACAGATAGACCTGGCATGAACAAGGTTAATGTATCGGGTGCTTTTCCAACACAACAACAGGACCAGATAGTAAAAGCTACAATGGCTGGACAAATCCCTAGTGGTGGAATTGAAGACGTATATAAATCTAAAATGGCTGTAATTGCTCAAGACCAAAAGCAAAAAAGAAACTTTAAAGACACACAAAAGTTTTTAACTGATTTCAGAAAAGATAAACAGATACTTTTTGCAGAGAACAACATAATAGATTTGCAGAATTTACGAGCCGTTGCAGAAAACAAAGATTTAAAAGGTACTAAAAATGCAGTACAGAAACTATACGCAAGGTTCTTAGAGAATAGGCAGAGATTATCAGATACTGATTTCAAGCTATCTAATGCAAGTCCATTGATAGCAGAGAAGGCTAAACAGGCGTGGCAAACTGCGGGTGTTGATGGTAATTTTACAGAAGAAAACGCAGATGTTATAATTGGTGTAGCAAAAGCTATAGAGGAAAACGCAAAAAGAACAATGGGTAAAGTAGCAGATGGTTATGTTTCTGTATCAGAAGATATGTATGGAATACCACAATTTACTGCATACAGGGCGCTTAACAATTTTACAGGTAATAGAATGGGTGAAAACCTAATGGAAAACAAAAAGACAGAAATAACTCCTGAACAACAACAAGGTGCTGTAACACAAGAAGCAACATCAGTAGCAGTACCAGAAGCAACACCAGGGCAATATTCTAAGCCAGTTACAACGTCCACTATGGTTAAAGTAAGAGAAAACGAAACAGGCGACACAGGCGAAATACCTGAAGAAGAATTGGCTTTGCCTGAAGTTGCCGATAAATACACGAGGATATAAATGCCATTTATAAGAGATAAAAAACAGACAGGTTTTATCCGTGACAAAAGACAATCTAGCAAAGCACCAGCAGGAACAGACTGGCTCTCTCTTGCAGGTCGCAGAACAGATGCCTTTGCAGGTCTAACACCTGAACAGAAAAAAATAGTTAAACCTATAGCAAATGATGTTTTCTTTACTGGAGCAGCTATGATGGCTCCAATGGCTACAGTTCCAGCCGCAATTAAAGGTGGTGTTGGTCTTGCTAAGGTAGCAAACCGTATAAAACCTTTTATTACTCCTGCTCTTAGAGAGATGGGTATTGGTAGTCTATATGGTGGTTTAACAAGCAAGCAAAAGACAGCTAAGGGTGTAGCAGGTGATGTAGGTCTTGGTGGTCTTTATGGTCTTGCTGCTCCTATTGCTGGTAAGTTGATACAAGAAGGTGGAGAAGTATTAGTTCCACGAATTGGTGGATGGGGTGCAGGTATAAGAAAAGAAGTTACTGATTATACAAGAAAAAACTTTCCAGAGATGTATGCAGTTAGCAAGAGTAAAACTGGTGCAATATTAGATAAAAGTAAAGAATTATATAAAGACATTAGTAATGCCTTATCAAAAACAAGAGATGTACTAGGCAGTAAGGTTTCTCAAACTATGGGTAAAAAACCAATAGATGTTTCTGCTGCTGTTAAGGTTATGGATGATGAAATATTGAAATTTAGTAAGTATGTGCAGACAGATGACGTAAAAACTGTAGTAGAGAAATTAAAAAAATTAAAAAGGCAATATATACCAGAAGCTACTGAAAGAGCTATGGATGCAATAGATGAGCAGATTAAGGTATATAATAATGCAATAAGTAAAATGTCACAAACTGACAAAAGAAAAGCCTCTCTTTTAAATGAAGTGAATAACCTTGTAGTTGAGAAAAAGAATATGTCATCTAGTGCGTATATATTCCCAGGTGACGAGGTTTTATTTAAAAAACAAACATTAGGTAACTATGCAAAATATGATAAAAAAACAGGTATTGGTCAATCTTTACCTGATGGTACTGTATTAAGTAAAGTTGAAGCTGATGTTGCAAATCGAGCTTATAAAGAATTAAACAATGCTATCGATATACAACTACCTAAAAACAAAGTTGCTAGGAAAGCATTTGAGGATTTAAGTAATGATTTAGAGCCGTTAAAAGATAAAATAAAATCTAGTAGTGATTTTTATAAATTTGGTGCATCAGCAGGTGAAAGAGGTACAGCACAAAACACATTAGACAGAGCTGTTATAGACAGAATTAGTGATGTTATTCCTGAGTCTAACTTAAAAAATAACTTGTTGTATCCTGAAGGTATTGAAAGAATAATGAGTAAAAGGCTACCAGATTTTTCAACATTTAACCCATACTCTGTTCTAGCTAGGATGCCAGGCGTTGCTACTACTACTGCTCTTGGAGCTGGTATAGGGTCTATAAGTGGTGATACAGGTAAAGGTGCTTTAGTTGGTTTTGCAGCAGGATTACCTATAACAAGTCAATTAGGGGTTAGAAATGCTATAAGATTAGGTCGAAAAATGGGTAATATGTCGCCTAAATTCTCAAGACTTGGACTTCCATTTGCAAAGCAGGATAATCCTTACAAGGAGTAGATAATGAGCTATAAAGCAAAGTATTTTAAAGTATCAGAGTATCAATGTCCTTGTGGTTGTGGGTTATCAAACATCCATGATAACGCTTTGTTTTTCTTTGACCGCATCAGAGAAGTATATGGTAAGCCAATGATTGTAACTTCGGGCTGTAGATGCAAGGAACACAACATAAAGATAGGCGGTGCTAAAAAATCTCCGCATACTCCACAGGAAGATGGCTATACTTATGCGTTAGATATAGCTATTGATAATTCTAGGGATAGGCACGACTTTATAACGGCTGCGGTAAGAGTTGGCTGTAATAGATGGGCATATACTAAAAGTTTTGTGCATTTAGATTTTAGTCCATACCACGACCAAGACGTAGTGTGGGTATATTAAAAGGAGGAGGACATTATGGGAACAATTATTGAAGTAGGGAAATGGCTATTGGCAAACTGGCAAGGATTACTTGGTGCGATTACTGCTGTATTTGCAGCGTTAGTTGTATTGTCAAGCCTAATCCCAGGCGAACAACCTGATAAGACTTTGAAAGCTATAGTTGCTTGGTTGTCGAAGTTTAGCGTTAAAAAAAAATGACACTAAGTTCAATAACTACTATTATTGACTATGGTAAGCAGGTTTATAACTGGCTTACTGGTGCAAAGGATAGAAAGATTAAGAAACAAATCAAGGAGGTGCTAGATGAAGTTAAGCGCACTCGTAATCTTGATGCTGCTAATAAGCGTATTAGTCGCTAGCTGTGCGACACCTCCTCAGCCATCACATGGCTTCAGTGGTTATTATAAGTACGACAATGAGGGTTCACACGTTATAGTAACTGGTGATGGAGACCATATTTGTATGCCCATGGTAGACTATGACTTATTGTATGAAGCGTATTGCCTGTATTACGGGATAGAAGAATAGCTTACTTAGAATAAACCATTAGGCTTCTATTGTTACCGATATATTCCATACCACATTTTTTAAATGTATTACATACTAACTGGTCATGGTGTCTAGCTGTTACATATGATAACTCTTTAAGACAGGCGTCAATGAACGGACCAAACCCCTCTCTACCGTAACCCAATCCATGTTTATCAGGTCGTATCCAACCACCTGCTTCCTTGTCCTCTATTGAGAACGACCCAACAACAGTATGGGTTTCTCTCTCTCTTACAACGTAAAAGACACCATTCTCTATTGAGTCTTCTATAAGGCATCTAAGTGTATTTTCTGACATATCCTTCATATAAACTGAGTTATTTGGTATCTCTCTATCAAAATCTAACAATAATTGCAGAAAAACATCAACATACTTGTCATTTGCCTTAAATATCTCTAGTCTTTTAGTTATAATCTTATTCATCTGGCACCTTACTTACACAGAAGTTATGCCATTGTGTTTTTCTAATTGTTATTTTATTCCCACAAGACAGGCAAAAGAAGTTAGCTAGAGTTTTGTACTTCTTAATATTAAAATCCTTACAACCACATAAACAGGTTATTGGTTCTATTATCTCTCTTTGTTTGTGCATACTATTCTTATATGCAGTTAGATTATCGTTAGTATCTGATGTGCTACCCTTGAAAAATGCAGTAATATCCAGAAATCCCCACCTGGTATTATGCTGTACAGACATGACCATCACTCCTTTTTAGCTTTGGAAAACAATTCACTTTTAGCTTTGGATAACCGTTAGCCTTCCTATGTAGATTAACCTTAGTCCTTGCAGGGATATGTTCTAAGCACATAGGACACGTTACTTTGCCCCATCTAGGGCTTGTTAATACTGGTAATACCGTATGACACCATACCCCGTTTTTGGCACTACTAAGCCTCTTGTGTATCAGTTTACGCCATATACGCATCATATACCCCCTTAGCTTCGTCAAACCCCTCACATACCTCGGAGCGATAACCCCTTGCTAATAGTTGTTCTTTCCATCTCTCTTGGTCTGGCGATACACGCCCTCTTGGTTCACCCTTAATACGTTGTCTTTTCATCTCAATCATAAGCCCGTGATACTTACCTCTAGGCTCGAATATTAGTATATCTGGTACACCCTTACTATACCCCTGTCTTTTCAATGCTGTAGCTTGACCTATTGATAGCCTAACACCACCAACAGTAGCTGTAAACAATGCTCCACGCAGAGTTAAGTACTCAATAAATGTAACTTGTTCTATCATTTCATGCTTCAATGCTCCACCTCTTGTAAGTAGTTAGTTACTTCCTTTATTGGCTTGAAGTTAAAACATTCATCTGCTTCTTTAATCAACCCAAATAGTTCACATTGATAACGAGGTTCTTCTTCGATAGTTAATACTTCATGTGTAAACTTATCAATAACAAGGAATTGCAAGACGGTCGCCCCCTCACAGTGTTTACAGTTTCCACATTCATTCCTTTCCATATTTGTATTTTACAGTAGTTTAATTATTTTGCAATTATTTTCCAGTTTTACTTCGTATTGATATGCCAAGTTTTTTACAGAACTCTCTCTCGGTTAAAGTATCATTGGCATCTAGCCAAGCGTGGCAACCAGCACAAGCATTATACACTAGGTTTTTAGGGTCATCTAATAAATCTCCGTATAGTTTTCTAGCCCATTTTTTTTGTTTAAATCTATGATGAGTTGAAATAAAACCAGGCTTGCCACACTTTGCACAAGTACCAAACCTGGTCTTTGGGTAAGTCATCTATACCTCTCTACCAATCCATCTATCAAACACCAGCCTACAATAAAAGGACTGGCTATAATAGCTATTGTTATTATAAATACCATGTATAGTAACTTCACGCACACCACCTAGAGAACATTATTTGCTCACCTTTTATGGCTTCTTTGGCTAGTTCGTTGCCTTCACTTGCAAGGTGTTCTAATACAGCTATATAAAGGTCATCTAGCTCCGAGTGTTGCCCTTCGTCATCACCTTTTAAATCCACAGCTATTATAAATAATGTTTTTTTTATATATTCTATATTCATCTTACCCTCCCACAGCGTGAGCATATCGCTTTTGCATTTGGGTCTAGGTATCTATGTCTGAGTAGTATCTCCATCCCCAATATACCCATAAAGTTATCTTTTGTTATCTCAACCCACTTATGCCCTAGTATATAACACATCAATCTCTTAATCATTTTTGACCTCCTTTTTGACTATTATAATTATTTTTTCAATGTTACTTGTCGGGTAATGGTCGTCTAAACTAGCTTCTTCACCTTTGCCCCTTAGTAATATATCAAGAATATTGTCCCCTTCTATCACTTCAACATCTTTCTGTTCTTGCTCTAGTTTGTCTAAATGGTTTAATAATTTTTTAACCTCAAAATACTTAATACTCTCTGCAAGTTCAGGGTCATTAGCATTTATACACCCCATTTCATAATTAGCAGGGTCTGTATAAACCTCCCTCAATTCTTTTATCACTTCTTTAGCTGTCATAACCCCTCCTCTACAATCTTATCAAGGCTGGGTATACGTTTACCACTCCAAGCAAGTTTATTACTGAACCATTCTAATTTGCCGTTTATCTCATAACA